TTTGAATTGTTAGGTTCTGAACCGTGAACAACGTGTGAGTGTAAAAGAACAATTTGACCTTTTCTCAAATAACCTTCTACTTTTTTGAAATCGTGACCTTCCGGCATTACACAAGGTTTACCTCTTTCGTTTCTCCAAAATGATGGATTGGTTTTTGTTCTTTCTTCATCCACCTCAATAGGTAATGTAGGCAATCTATGTGAACCTTCGTAATTCCAAACCGAACCATTTTCAGGGTCGTGATTATCTAATGCCAATGCAGTGTTGATAATTTCATTATGTCCACATCCTGTATAGAATGCATTTTGATGCATATCTCTGCCCAATTGTCCCGGTGGTTTAAAATAACACCAACTTTGCATACCTTGTACTTCTCCTTCCATTAAAAATTCACACGCTTCTATAATTTTAGGGTGTGCAAACATTTTTTCCAGTTTGTCAGAAAGTTTATGTGGATATGCAAACGGGTCCCATTCTCCCCATTCTTTGCCATCTGGAGTAAGTGTTCCTTTTCTTTCTTCACGAAGCTTTTCTAATTCTGCATTAACTTCATCAACTTCATCTTCCGTAAGTAATTGTAATACGGTAAAACCTCTATATCTCCAATCGAATGTAATTTGTTGTAATTCTTCGGTAGATAAATGTTTGTGTTTTTTCATAACTTTAATTGTTTATATATTTTAAATATACTAAAAATAATTTATTCTACCAAATTATTATTTATGAAATTGTAATAGGTTTGGTAGATATAATGATATATTTCTTATTTTGTTGGAAGTTAGATTGATAATTTGTTTATTTGTTATTTCAACGCCTACATCTGACAATTCACCTTTTTGATTATATACAGTTTCTTTTGGTCCTGATATTCTCCATTTTAAATCTGCGACTTTCCAAAATGGATTATCGGTCAATTCATCATAAAGTTCAGATGATACTTCAAAAACAAAACCATTTGAATCATTTGTTTTTTGAATAAAATATCTTCTTAAAAATCCATTATCATAATCAAATTCGGTTGGAGTTGGGATTACGGTTTTTGGAATTTGTAATGTAAAGTTTTCAATATTTTTTGCAACATCTTTGTACATATTATTTTTATTTAAACACCATATCTAAACTCACCTTCTATTTCGGTAGTCCATCCCTGGTCTGTGTTTATTACATTTTTGGTATTAGTTATTTGAAATTGTCCTAATTTATTATATTGTTCAGGTATACCATCTATTTTAAATGTTTCACCGCAAGTTATACCACTTATACCATCTATTGTCAAATTTACTTTTATCGGAGTCACTAATTCATATCTACTTCTAAAATCTTCCGTATTTAATTGAAGTACTGTATTTATAAAACTATAATCTTCATAAATCAATGTTCTTATATCTCCCTTTTTAAATTTAAATTTAGTTTGAAAATTGTTATAAGATTTATTTTTTGCGTCTTTTTCGGCATCTTTCTTTTCTTTTGTATTTTTGGTATCGTCATTATTGATGGTAACCTTAGTATTTATAAGTTGTTGATATTCTATTTCATTTATAGAAAAATATCCATCGGCAGTTGAAAATGCAGAATAATCTATACTTTGATATAATTCAGGGAAATTGATACTCGTAGCAACTTCTTTATTTCCTTCTTTTATCATTTTTCTATTTGCCAAAAATTTAGCTGAGTTGAATATAGTTGCTGCAGCTACTTGGTCTGTTAGTTCAAAATTAAATTTAAAATCTCTAACATTTGAATTAATAGTAGTTGGTTTAAATCTATATTGTTTTCTATTACTAGATTGTGCCGTATTTAATGTATATAATTTTGTGTCTATTACTGTTTGTTTTGCACCTTCATATAAAGACCCGATTCTTAATTTAAATAGTCCAAATGAAGCTTTATTTATTCTATCTAATATATCAACAATAAAATCTATATTTTTTGTGTTTCGTTCCCAAGCTTCTCCAACAACTTTATAAGATACAAAAATATTTAATGCATTTCCAATTTTCAAATCAATTATTGGTGTACCAGTTTTATCTTTAATTTCTATAATTTTAACGATTTTATTTTCTTTTAATGGGTCTATAAATGTTATTTCTTTATTTGGAATTAATGATAGTTTATCATTACCAACACCAATACTACCATCTATTCGACTATTCATAATTTCAATTTCACCAGACCCACTATTAAATGTAAATTGTGGTAAATTTTCATTTGGAAATATTATATCACTATCAGTAGATATCATATTATTATGTACAGTTATTGGAACTATTCTTTCGTTTGAATCTTTGATTTTAAAATAATCATCTTTAAACAAAATAAAATTAGAATTATTTCCTTGATTTGGAGTATTATTTGCTAATATTTCTAATATAAATTTTAAAGACAAATATGCTTCGTTTGATGCAGTTTTGTCTATCTCATCTTCATTAGTTTTACCCCAATTAAAAAAATGAGTTTTCCATTCTTTTTCTTTTAATTTTTTCACTTCTGGGTTCAGTCCAGGTAAATCATTTATCAATTTATTAGTCCATTGTTCCCATTCACGTACATCTTTTGATGGTGCATCGTATGATTTATACTTTGTAATAAATGCTTTTGGTAATGCTAAATTGTATTCATTTGATTGTGCAACTTCCAGTTGTACCGTATATGTTCCATCTTGTTCAATTGAATAACTATAATTTATTAATTTACCCGCAACTCTGGCATAGGAACCAACCGATTTTTCACAAGCTTCCAAATATGTGGCAAATTGATTTATAGTTGGTTCAGTAAATGATTTAAAAGCGTTAACAAATACATCGTATTCCGATTTTGGAATCATTACTTCATTTAGTGTCGATGCTGATGAGTTATCACCATACTCTATTAATATATGCATACCTGCTTTACAAAAAAACAATTCAAACATTTCAAGTTGTTTTAATGAAAAACATCTAACATTTACCATTGCAGTTAATAGAGTGTTATTAGTTCCATCCGTATTGATATCAACGGATTCAATGATTGGCATAGAAATTTTTCTACCATATTCTCCGACTGCAGTTATTGCTTTTCCATTAAAATCAAATCCAACCAATGTTTCACCCAATGAATAATTTAAAGATGGATTAATTTGATTTGATATTATACAACCACTATACTCAGCTTTGATGGAACCCGATAAAATTTCTTTTGCTCTATCAATTCCTTCTTGTTTCGTTTTTATAGGAGCAGATTTTATTACTTTGGCACCAGAGGTCATAATAACAAATGGCATTTTTGTATTTGATACTTTTGAATTATTTTCTCTTCCTTCTAAAATATCTACTACCCATTTTTTGAGAGGTGCTAAGTAAATCATATAACTTATCTATTAATTCTTTCGAATTCGTTTAATACTGAATTTATATCCGATGGTATTCTTAATTGTTTACCCGGTTCTATTGATAAAGATGCATCGTTTAAATTGTTTGCAACCGATATTATCCACCAATATGATGAATTACCATAATATTTTGATGCCAATAAGTCTAATCTGTCCGATTGTGTAGATATGATGTATATATCGTTATCGGTTGGTTTAACTTTTGGATATATAGTCGATTCAAAATATTGTTTTTGTGTTTCTTTTTCTTTTAATATCCTATTGTATGTATATCTCATTTATTAATAATTTTGATTATAACGAATTGTATGGTATTATTTTTCCAACAGGTGCATTTCTTTGTGATATTATATTACCATTAGCGTCGTATGTGATTTGATTTCTACGCTCTCCTTTTGCTACTCTACCCCAGTCTGTTCTATCACCAACCTCATCTAACTTTGGTTTAACTTTAGGATTTGAACCTAATCCAGGATTTTTTCCAACACTTGAAGCTGGTTTTGTCTCTACTGTCTCTCTAGAATCATCAAATTGATATGTAATGGTATTATCACTTTTTATTTTATGATTTTCGATTATCGTCATTTCAAACGAAACATCTACAAAAGTTGGATATACTATATTAATATTATTCTTTAAAAAATTTGGATTGGATGTTGCCCAAGGTGCTTCTTGTGGAACCGTTATTGACAAATTTGAAACAAATCCTTTTATATTTTTATACAAATTACCAATAGTAAGTTCAATAGTATTTGGTGTAAATACTAATGGTGAATATGAACCAAAGGTATTTAAAGGTATGCTTACCAAATCGGTTGATGGATATACTAAATTTCTTAATAAATTTAACTTATCTTGCATAACATATTGTTGAGTATTGTCTAACCAATAAACTCTAAAATCAAATCCTATCTTTCTCTCAACACCGGTGTATCTGTAATTATTAAATGGTGAACCAACATATTTAAATGAATTCCATTCAGGAGTCATATTATCTTGTATGTCAGTAACGGTTGCCGGAAATAGTAAATGATTTGGTTTTCCTTCTACTTTTATTTGTATAAATTGTAAATTATTTCCAGTATTTTGGGTTATAATTTCTCCCAATCTTTTATAATCAACCAATCTTTCTCTTAATAATGCATTGTCTATTAAATAATCTCTGTCTTTTATTCCCAATTCTTTAACATTAATCAATTCGGGTTTTTCCAACATATTTTTTACCTTAATGAATTGACTTCCAGGTTTCTCTAATGTATTCGGTAGTGTGTTATATGTGTTTAAATTGTTTGTATTTTTTAGTTTATTGGATAAATCACCAATTGCATTTTTTCTTCTTGAAGTCAAAGCATTTATTGCGACATTTTTTACTGCATTTTTTGCTGCAGATGTAATTGCTCCAGCTGCATTTCTTGCAATGTCCGACGGGTTTCCTTTTAATAAACCAGTAAGTGCATTTGATGATGCGGGTTCTTGTGATACTGCATATTTTGTTTTTCCACCTACTACTGCATATTTTAAACCATTCCAATTACCATTTATAGGTTGACCATTTATTGAAACAGGAGGTTCACTTGCAATACCTATACCTTCTCCATTTGCAGGGAATATAGTGTCTGATGGTCTACCTGCTGAACCACCTAACAAATTACCTATTAATTTTCCTAATGTTGGTCGGTTTTTACCTACATCTACATATCTTGATGTCGATACTGATAAAGTTCTTGCAGGGTCTACCGAACCCTTAGTTGATATTCTTACTAAATCCGAACCGTATACTGATGGTAATTGTTTATAAAATAAAACTCTTGGGCCTGTTTTTGACAATTCTGCAGAAGCAACATCTTTAACTTGTTGTCCTAAATTATTTTTCTTTTGAATAGTTTCTATTGGTTGAACACCATTATATCCATTCAATAATAAATCTTTAAGAAATTGAGCCATTTATAATTTTATTTATTATAAATATCTTATATTATAATTTGTTGGGATTATTTGGTTTTTCCCTTTTCTTGTATACTAAGTTTTTCAATTCTACTTTTAACAACTTTGCCATCTAATAATAATTTCATATCACCCAATCCAATATTTCCTAAATTTGTTGTAGCTACAGTTAATGCTTGTATATTTTGTAATAATTGAGTTTGTAGAGTTGATTGTGCACCTATCATTTCTAATTGTATCATACTTTTATGGTTCCTATCTAATATTTTAACCAATGTGGCAGATTGTGCATCTATACTTTTTCCGGTATTTGAACTATCTATACCAACGGCCATTCCACTAGCAGCCGAAGAAGTTCCACCTGCAGGTTGATATCTCACACCAGGTAAAGTATATTGTGCACCATCTTGTAAAACATTTGCATTTGTTGCCGGATTTCTTCCTAATGGTAATATTGATTTATATGGTAAATTACTTGTAGCGTCTAATCCTTCTTTATTAATCATAAACCCAGGTTGTCCAGGTACATTTGATGTCAACGCTGCATTGTTTGCCATCATATCGGCTATGCCACCTCCAGACATCAATCCCGGCATATTAGTTAAAAGTTTACCTTGTTCTTTGATTACATCAAGTTCAGTCAAAACTGCTTGTGTTTTTTTAGCAGCGGTTAATCTCAATACTTCTCCACTAGAATATATTAATGCATTCTCTAATCTATCTACTTGCATTAATTTTTGATTTGCTCTTGTTATTTCAATATTAGCAACATCTATTCGTAAATTTTTTAATGCATCTTGTAATGAATTTAAAAATGTTTGATTTGATACTATTCCTTTTGAATCACCCTTTTCAAATTTTCCAGCTGCCATTTGTGTTATATCCATTCCTCCTAATGCTGCAGATAATGTTTGTGTTCCAAATAAACCTTGTGATTGTGCCTTTTCTAATATTCCACTTGATTTTAATACACCAAAAGCTTCATCATTTTTACCGGCTGCAAATAATGCTCTAGCTTCTGATAAATCTACATTTTCACCTAACATTGCAGATAATTCCATTTCTTTACGAATACTATCTTTATAATTTAGTACCATATTTTTACCAGCTTCTGAAATTTTAGAGAAAGAACCTCCCATATCTCTAACACTTTTAACTTGTTTTATTAATTCTTTTGAACTTCTTATATTATATTGTAGAGCTAATGCACCGGAGTCTTTCATCTCATCTGCAATATCTGCAACATTATATCCTTCCAATCCTGCACCACTTAGTGATTTTTCTAAATCTGTGAAGGCCTCACCTGCACCGGTTTTATCCAACATTCTAAATTGTCCTACTAATTGACTCACATCACCGACTGCTAGTCCTGTTTTTCTAGAAAATACAGCAGTATTTACGGCTAATGATTTTGAAGCCGAATTACCTAATGCAGACATTTCACCCATAGTAGTTACCAATTGTTCTGCAGATATTCCTGCCAATTGTAATTGTGAACCAGCATATTGAATACTACCCAATCCACTACCTAAAAATGCAGTTTTAGATGCAGCGTTAAATTCTGCATTCATTTTCATTAAATCGGTATCAAAATCAAATGCTGCTGATATTGCCGGTATATTTCCGGCCATTCGTGCAACATTTTCATTAAATTGAATTAGAATGTCATAATCTTTTTGTAATTGTTCTCCTAATCTTTCAACTGCTGTAATTGGAACATTTGCAATTTCCATGATACCCTTTGAAATACCTACAAAAGCTTTTGCTACTGCCAAATATATTGAACCAGCCGCAATTAAATCACCTGCATTAGTTGCTTTAGCTCTTGCAAGTTGGCCAGGATCTCCGGATATTTTAGCTTCTTGTATTAAATCTCCTCTTTTTGACTTTGCATCTAAATATGCATCTGAAATACCACCAACCGATTCTGCCATTTCACCACCTCCAGGTAATCTACTTGCAACACCACCAATAACGGCGGCTGCATAATTTTTAACTCCTGAAAACTCTCCTTTTACATCCATTTTCATTAAGTTGGCAAATTTACCAGCTTCCGAATTCATGGATTGTAATAACTTAATAAGTTCTTCAGATTTTACATTAGTTAAATCTACCGTATTTAATATTTCTCTAAATCCAGAGACTTGTTCATTTAATTGTGATATATATTCATCTTCAGTTATTGCACCCTTTTTTCTTTGTTTTATAATTCTTATAACGGATGAATTCATATGTACATATGACTCTGCGGTTTCTTGCACAGCATCTCTTGTACTATCATTGGATACTGCTCCTGATTGTAATTCTTTTGATATATCTTCGGTAACACTTTTTATGACTTTTACTCTATCTTCAATAATTTCATAAGATTTTGTATTTTTATCCATAGTATTTCCAACACTAATCAATTCTTTATCCAAATCTTTGAATGCATCTAAAACACCATCTTGTGTCTCACCCAATTCGGATGCTTTATCAATCAATTTTTCATATGATATACCCGTTTTCTCTAACAAATTATTAAAATCTTTAAGAGATTTAAATTGTTGAATAAACGATTGAATTATTTTTCTGGAAGCAAGAAGTTGCCCTTGCAATTCAACTTTTGTTTGTTGATTGGCTTTATTGTATTGTTGAATTACTTTTTGTGCATTTTCATATGCAGCTTTCTGGTTTTGCAGAAATTCTAATTCAGCTTTTTGTTCTTGGGGTGAAGATTTAGCCATTTAACTTAACTATATTTTTGAATAAGTTTGTCTATTTCCGTTGTGTCCATTTTATGTTTTACTTTAACAGCCCTACTAGCTTTTAAAAGTTTTATAAATTCGGTTTCCCACGCATCAAAAGCTTGTGCTAATTTTGCGTCTGATTTTTTTATTTTGTTTAAAAAATCATTTTTAGTGTTGGAACTGCTATTTCCTCCAAAAAAATTTAATATTTTGTTTAACAAATTTGCTTCTACTAAATGGGGCATAAAAATACTTTAGTATAAATATTACTTTCTAGATGTTTTTGATGTATTTGATTTTTTAGATGCCTTTTCATATGATTTTTTTTCGGAATCTTTTGTTTTTAACAATTCTCTCCAATAAAATTCTCGTAATTTAATAGGCATATAATATAAATCATGCCAATTAAATCCACCATTGGCAAAATATATCATTTGAAATATTTTTTCGTGTAGAATTAAAGAGTAATTACTCGGTAGGGTAAAAAAAGTCAACCCCAAATGGGATTCTTAGTGCCTCCATTTCACCGTCTGAATGCGTAAATTCAAATGTTAAATCCAAATCAGGAGTTATAGATTTCATATATTTTCTTAAACCTCTACTATCTCCCGCAAGTAATTGGTTTGCAACAAAATTACTAATATATCCTAAGTCTCTATTTCCACCCACTTCTACAATAATTCTTCTATATCGTGTAGTGATTTCATTACCTTGCTTTGTTATTTTTTCACTAGCTTCAACATCTTTATTTATTGCCAATTCATCACCATGTGTTAATAATTTAAACTTAATAGGTGTCTTTGAAACAGGTAAAACAAAATCATATTCATTTTGTCTATTAATTAAAGTTTCATCAATTTCTTTTATTTGTATTTTTGATAAGTCAACATTTGCTTCCATATCTTCACCACTTGATTTATCTTTTACGGATATTTGATAATCTGAACCAAATGCCAACATTCTACTTGTAACCAATATTGCGTTCTTATCACCTACTAGTAAATCGTTGATATTTACTCCAGGTTCAACTACAATAGATTCTAATAACTTATCTAATTGAATACCTTTACGGATTAAATTAGTAGAAGTCAAAATGTCTTCTTCTTTTGCAGTCATTAACTTAATTGTGATTTCTCCTTTAGATAGTGGAGAACCTTCGGGATAACATAATCCTTTTGATGGTAAACTAATAATTTCCGTTGGGAATGGATATGATTTTTGTCCTTGTTGTTGAAATCCACCCAATCCTCTTGTAACTTGTTGTTCAATGTTTTGTTCCATAATATAACTTTTGTCTTTATTATATATATTATGTTTTTCAAAAAATAAAAAAAGGATACTTTGTGGGTATCCTTTTCTTTTATAATGTTAATACTATTAGTATTCTAAGATAGCGTAGTCATATGCTAAAGTCAATGTGATTGCAACTGGGTCTGTTGTGTTTGACCAATCCATTTCACCAAAGTTTGCTTGAGTGATAAATGCACCTATTAATGTCCATTCTTCAACTTTATCTCCTACTGGACCTAATGCGAAAAATTTAATTCTTTTTTTGTAGAATGCAGCGTATCCATCTCTACCTGTAATTGACTCATGTGATAATCTAATCCAGTCCATTACCTGTTGAGCTCCAGATGGAGCAATTGGGTCATATAGAGTGATTTCTACATCATCCCAAGTTGATTTACCCTTTAGTTTTCTCTTTACATTGATGTGGTCTAATTCAACTACTTCTGATGTAATAGTAGGTCTTTGTGCTGTTTTAATAATATACGATTGGATACCATCGATTTCCATAATGAATCTATTGGACATCTTCGGTTCAAAATTCTTATAGAAAATTTTATCAAACTCTAATATTTCTGGCATTTTACTTTATTTTTTAATTCTTTTATATAAATATCTATTTTCTAAATTATCCGTTAAATGCTGCTCCAGTTGGTAAGATGTTGAAATCAATTTGAATGAATTCAGCGGTCTTAGTTGGTTGTAAGTAGATAGCTCCTTTAAGGATGTTTCTATCAATTACATCTGGTGTGTTATTAGTATCGTCCATTACAACACGGAATGCGTACAAACCTTGTCTTTGTTGGATTGATTCTAAATAAGGGTTAACAATATTTAAGAATGTGTTTCTTGTTGTTGAAGTATTTTGTTCGAATACTAAGTATCTTGAAGTAGATGCGATATACTTTCTAACAGTCAATAATAATCTTCTAACATTAATTCTGTCTAATGCAGATGGTTTATCTTGTAATGTCTTTTGTCCGAATACTACGATACCTTGTCCTGGGAACTGAACGATTGGGTTTACCTTTCCTTCATATAATTCATCTTTTTCAGATTGACTTAGTCTATTCAATACACTAACTGCTCCTACTAATCCACCTCTATTCAAACCTGCTGGTGCGAACCATTCTGCTGCTACTCTATCATTGGATGCAAATACACCAGGTAATAATACCGATGGTGGAACTGCAATTAATTTGTTAGTATTAACATCAATAGTTTTAATCCAAGGGTAGTAAGTTGCTGCGTAGTTAGTATCAACTAAATCCGCTTCAGAAACTATATCAGTTACACTTGCACCAATTGCACTACTATCAAAAA